TCAGCTGTATCAACATCTACCTCACCTTCAGCTACACTAGCATCCGGTTGAGGTGAATTTTGACGTAGATATGCTTCGAGTTTATTTCTCAACATACCAATTCCTGCCAATTCATTTCCTTGGAACCCGCCTCTTGTGGAAACAACATCAATAATCTGCAATACAGTGCTGATGTCTCCTAAGGTCAATGTGACCTTTTGTTCTTGACCTTGTTGGCCAAAATTTCCATTTACTGGTTCATTCATATTAATCACCTTTTATTATAAGTCGACTTTGAATCAATAGCCACATAATATGTGACACCTTTTCCTTTGAACTCAGATATGCCTTTTGAGCATATTGTGACCTGATAATCCAAAGGTAGTAATTTAAGGTTATCAGTTTTAATAATTACCTTAAATGTATCGTCAGTCTCGCCGATTTCAACGCCAAAGTCATCTGCGTTTTCGTTTGAGCTGTCGATTGCCTTGAGATAGCATGTGCCGCCTTCGCCTACAAATGCAACCTCAGAGAACTGAAGAACACCCGCCGCCTTTAATACAGACGATAAGTCTCCTTCTGATACATTTACTACCACGTCCTCGGAAGGCAATGTAATATCCTTCTCTGGCGGAGTATGAATCATGGAGATGTCAGCGTAAACGTATTTTGTTCGACGTTTGCCTTCAGAGATTACAAAGTATTTATCTCCAAATTCAACATCGGGTTCATTATATAAAGACAAGATTGATAGAAATCTTGAAAGGTCGTAAACACAAGCCTGTGATGGCATTGTATCTGGGACCTCTGCGATTGCAATCAATGTCTTTTCTGGTGTGATTGTTTTAATTACATTACCTTCAGTTAAAAGAATACTCTTGTTAATTGCGGTAAATGATTTTAAAACATTCAACGTGTCGTTAGAAAATTTCATAATATAGATTCTCCAAATTTATTTTCTTGATTGGTATTATATACCTATTTTGATGATTTGTCAACAGGTTTGTACGATTTTCTGTTGGAAGTTTTATCCGCAGTGGCGGACACACCTAGTTGACCAATCGAGCCCATATTACCCTTAAAAATATAAGAGCCGACATGGTTGATTTGCATCCAAGGACACATCCAAATTTTCAAACCAATTTGTCTGGCTTTACGACAAAAGAAATAATCCTCAGATAGATACCTTTTTGATTCTGGGTCAATGACGCAATCAAAGAAAGCAGTTATTTCTCTTGTACCGTCAAAATTGTCGGTTCGAATGTGGTCTGGTTTGTAAGAAAGTTCTGGATAAGAATCTCTATACTTCTCCAAAGCCTCTCTTGTGATAAGCATAAATCCTGTTCCGGCCTCGGACACCTCTACAGGTTCTCCAAGTTTAAATGATGTCATTCCTTTCACAGGATTAAATACAAAATCTGATGTATAATTTTCTAGTTTAAATGGATTGTCATTTGCAAGACCAAGTTCAGATGCTTTACTTACTTTTTCCCAAGCAATTGTTTTCTTGGGATATGGTCCTGTGACAACGTCCATGTTTTCTTTATCTTGAATATTCATTGCCAAGAGTGCAAGTACATCTCTAGGATTAAATCCAATATCGGAATCAATAAACATAAGATGTGTACAATCAGATCTCATGAATTCATCTACAATATAATTCCTGGCCCTTTGTACTAGACTCTCATTAAATAAAAAATAGTATTTAAGTGGTATTTGATGTTTTGCACATAGCATACTCAAGTCGTTTGTTGACTTTGTAAACATACCACTGCACTGGCCACCATACATTGGTGTGCCAATAAAGATACTATATTTTCTTAACTCTTCAGTTGATACTTCAAGTTTCATGTAATTTTCTCGTTAGGGTAATCTTGGTGCTTCAGGGACATGAAAATACTTGTTTAACATTGCAAGTTTATCTTCATAATCAGCCATCATTGCTAATTCTTTTTCAATAGTTTCCATTACATCTGGATGTTCGGCCACACCAACATGTGAGTCCAAAAGAATGTCGACATTGATTTTATGCTTTTGAATATGAGCTTCGAAATGAAGCTTTGAAGCTTTTAAAATTTGATCTTTATAATTTGCCATTTTATTTTTCCTTATATTATAACACGTAAAGGATTATTTGTCAATACGCATATCATTATTAAGCTGAATCGCTTGTTCTAAAAGTTGAAGCATTGAATAATCTCTTGATTCTTCAACAAATGCTTTTGTGTCTTTTGGGAAACAATTGCCACCGAAACCAAATCTACCATCAGGTCCTGGAACATTCATGTGAGATGGACCGACACGAGGTTCGTGTGCCAACACACCAATAAATTCTGACCAGGAAGTTGACATGTCATATTCGGCATAAAGTTCTCTTAGTTCATTAAAAAATACTACCTTTGTAGCCAACCAGCTGTTAATAGTATATTTTAAGAAACTTGCTGCCTTAATGTCAAGTTTGAATGTTGGTACAGGTTTTACATCACTGTATTGAGTATACATTTGTTCTACTTTTGTACACATATCCCAATCACCACCAAAGATTTGGAAAGGTGGATTTACGAAATCATCATTTGCATTTGCTTCTGTTAAAAATTCAGGATTGTAAACAATATTAAGTTGTGTAAAAATATTTGTAAATGATTCTAACACTGAAGGTGCGACTGTGCTCTTAATGACCACAATACCATCATATTGTTCTTTTTCAAGATTACTTAATGTAGTTTTAATTAAGTCTGCGTTTACACTACCTACAGGACCTTCAACCGAAGCCTTTGTTCTTGTTGGTGTAGGTAAACAAATAAAAATAACTTCTGGGTTTGAGTCTATAAGCTCTGCAAAAGTTAATTTTGAATGTACTGGGTCTACAATATATTGTTCTACATTTTTAGTATCGAATCCAGTGGATACTGCTCCGCCTACAAAACCTCGGCCAATAATACCGAGTTTAAGTGTTTGAGTAGTTTTCATGTTCACCCTCTGCCTAGGTGTTTTGATTGCATTAATATTTGCTTGTTGCATTTCTTCTCCATAATATAAATTAATCAAGTTTTTCAGCCCTATCAATAGCTTGTAATCTTAAAACATCAGCAAGGATATCCCAAGAACTATCATGAGCTTTAAAAGTCTGTTCCCATATCTTTTCATCTTCGATAGGACAGAAACCATTTTTTCTTGGAAAATCTAATTTCGCATCAATCCATGTTCTTGTATCACGTAGTGACCAATGCGGTAAGTATTCCAAGACCTGTTGTTTTTTACCAATCACATCAAATAATCTCCATAGGATACAAGGGTCGAATGAATTACTACGAGACCACCAATGTGAGATTTTTCCATGTGGAATGAGGTATGAAATAAATTGTTCTGCAAATTGCTCTAAACTAATATCAGTATTTCTTGGCACAATATTTTTACGAACTTCTAGTGGTTGGTCCTCCCAGAATTTTACTGTGCTTTTATCTATTGTAAAGTTGTATTTAGCAACTTGTTCTCTGATATCAAATTTATATTTTTGAACTTGTGAGATGTCCTTAAAGTTATAAGGATTATTAGATGAGAATTTATCCCAGTCAAACACGAGTGCTGACATGTCAATAACTACACAATTGTTGACATCAATACCCATAGTTTCAAAGTCAATAATGCAATGTTTCATAATAAAAATTCCTCAATGTATATGCCATTATAACATATATTTGGCACAATGTCAACCATTATCTACCAACCTATTTATATAATCTCTCAGATTTCGTTTTGGTTCCCAACCGAGAGCTCTGGTATTATCAGTAATAACATCTGCCGCCATACGATTACCTTTACGAGGTGGAAGTTTTTCAATTTGACCACCAAATAATGTGGCCACGTCTAATACTGTAAATCGTTCTGGATGGCCGATACCATATTCGTCGCCTTGGCCTTTTTCACCAATCAGAACGAGAGCGTCAACAATATCATCTACATGAGTGAAATTTCTTTGTTGTGTTCCTGGCGATACAACTGGTAATAATTGTTTCTCTTCCATCAGTCTGGCATATTTTGCAATAAGTGTAGCATATTTTCCATCTTGTATTTCTCTAGGTCCATATACATTATAAAAATATGTGATTGCATAGTCAATACCAAACCATTCAGCATACATTTTAACAAGTTCTGTATTTTTGGCTTTTGACCAGGCATAAGGACTCATTACATAATCCTTATCATCACGGTCTGCAAATTTGGTACTTGAACCAGAATAAACTAGTTTGGCATTCCATGCACGGACACATTCCAATACACGAGTTGTACCTTCAATATTAAATTTGTGTACAAGTTCAATATCCTCGAATGATTGTTCCACACGAGAATACTCACCTAAATGATACACAATATCAAAATCACCTTCGCCAAAATCTGGTGTCAAGTTTGTAGTACAATCCTGTACATATAAAACTTCGCGGACATGATTTTTCATTGAACCTGTAAAATAGTTATCCAATGAACAAACCTGATGCCCTTCAGCAACAAGTCTTTCAGCCAAATGACTACCGACAAAACCTGCACCACCTGTAATTAATATTTTAGCCATGTATTGATGTTCTCCCTTCCGGAAATATATTTGCTTCGAAATCCGGATCTGGGAATTGTTCGTCAGTATTCCAATTTCGCATTAATTGCATTCCGTAATTATCTACTTTATTCACTATTGGTACATCTTTTTTCAATATAAGTGGATTTTGTCTAGCAGGGTATCCATGCTTATTTACGATGGCGTTGAGGTCAACATGGTGATGTACTCTTCCATATCTCTCAACGAGAGTCACACAGTCTGGGTGCATTTCTTTTAACATTTTTGATTTGTTATATGCTGGGTCATTTTCAGAATCAACATTATAATCCTCATACACTTCAGTTGTGTTTCCACCTTTTACTGTTCCCGTTCTGAGTTTACCTTGAACAAATGCGTATATTAGCATTGTACATAATCCTTCCTTAAGGACACGGATACTCAAATCTACATCTTCATTAAACTTGCCACGCCATTTGTGCGGACAATTATTATCAATTAAAATACAGGACATCATTCTTGTATTTAGTATAAATGGCTGATATGGGCATGGGTCAACCACAAAGAATTTGTATTGGAATGAGGCGAGAGCCACATTTTCATATCTGTCAACAAAATCCTCAGTCGCCCTAAAAATACCAGAACCATTTTCTACACGGTATCGTTTGTTATGATTTAATCTGACAAACCCATCAATGTTATCGTCCATCAGCCAGTGTCTAGCATGACCATTCGCCTGTGAATGTTCCCAGCACCAATTTCTTGCAGGACCAGAACCTTTACCATGATTACTGAAAGGAAGTTTTAATACAGTACCCAAGCCTGGAGGAGTCGCCTCAACATATTTGTCGTATTCCTGTGGTTCGACTGCAATGTAATATGGCACACCCATTTTTTCCAATGTCCTTGCGGTGTGTCTTGTATCCCATCGTCCCTTACTAATAATATAGATAGGATATCTTGGTTGAAAGTGGTCAGTATCAGTCTCAACATATCTGTTGGTCATGTTCTCTTCCCTGCCTCTAGCAGGATAATAAACCACATTTGTTTTATTTGTCAAATTATAATCCAGTTTATCGCTGAAATGTTTTCTGTCTTCTTCTGATTTGAACTTGACAGCGATTTGTTTAAAGACATCTTTTTTCTTTGCTCTAAAGGTTGGCATACCAGCGGCATACCATTGGACATACTGATTACGCCATTCCTTTTGTAATTCTTCTTGTGTGTGAACTGGTGTATACATTATAATAAATCCAAAATTCCATTTTCTTGTCGTCCAGCCTTGTAGACAACATCTTTTAATTTAGGCATAGGCTTTTCGTCAATCGCCAACATAAAATCAATATAATCTTGTTCGCTCTCAAAGTTTACAAAAAGTGTCTGCCAAGGTTCTGGAAATTCTGGGTCAACTTTTTTCCTTGCAACCTCTGGTTTATAGTCAGCCTTCTCTTCGCCGAGGAAAGTATCCAATGTATCTGTAATATTATCATCAGAAACATATCCAACCAAATCCTCGTATTCAGCGGCCGTGTCTTTTGTATAGTCTTTTAAATTTTTATTACTCATAATTTATTACCTCTGACATATATTTAGTAAATTTATTCATCAATAGTTTCTCTTGTCCAGTCTGTAAATCTTTCAGAATCTGATTTACACCTGTAAACAACACCTTCTGTGGTAATACCATATTTTTCTGCAACCTCTGAGATTGATTCATATGTTTTACCCTCTATTATATAGTCAAATTTTCTAACTGGTTTTGGTTCCCAAGGAATTAATTTAATACCAGCCTCGGCATATGCCTGTCTCCAAGGTAGATGGTCAAATCTTTTTAATTTGACATTCTCTTCGCTTGTTGTATAATGACCTCTCATTCTAGACCTAATCAGTTTCATTATAAATGATTGACTCTTACCAGTTAAAAATGCTCTGGTAATGTCTTTTGCTGATTGTGTCCTGCCTCGATAATGCTCATAGCATGGAACATATTTGTGACCCTTTTCATCTTTTAATTTTTGTGCCTCTTCTGAGATGAACTCTACTGGCTCTCGTCCTGCATCAAATAATGCATTAGCTAGAGCACGTTGGGTTATTTTATCACATAAATGATAAGATGGATTTAAGACATTATTCTTGAAGAAGTAATATACTTCCCACTGATTGTCCGTATAGGTCGTTTCGTTTTGCATAATATTGCGGTGTATTTAGTATTAATGTATAGTATAACATATTTTTGGGCATTTGTCAACCCCTATTGCTCGAAATGTTCTACCAATCCTTGGTAGCCTCCTTCAACGATGGTATCATTTACTGTAATTTGAGGAAATGTTCTTGCACCTGGAAACTTATCAAAGAATTCATTTGCAGTATAATCCTCATTTAATGAAAGGTATTTGTATTCAACACCTTTCTGCTCACATAGATTTTTAGCCATTGTGCAATAACCACACGCTGGCTTTCCATATATTTCTATCATAATAAAGTCCTATTTAATAAGACTCAGGCCTTCTGTTGGAATTTCCAAACCTGATGTCACTTTTACTATTTGTGCTTTTAATTGTGCTCCAGGTTCTGTAATAAACATTACATGATTTCTGTTCACAACCACATCACTTCCATCGCCGTAAGGTACAAAAGGAATCATTCCCATTTTACCTTCTCCAGCTGGGACCAAAAGAATACCATCTACAATTGCTACGGTATCTTCGGTTTCTGTAATACGACCTACAACTTCTTCACCAGTTGATAGTCTTACTAGTTTAATATCGCTATCGCTCATAATTTTTCTCCTAAAGGGGTATTATAACATAAAAAGTTGACTTTGTCAACCCGTAAAAAGTTTTTCAACATCGAACCCTTCTGGTAGTATTGGGTCCTGTTCAAATGTGACTATTCTATTATATTTTTCTTCTGGACGATTTTCAAAGAAATCCTCCATGCACACTAGCTCACCTGGATATTTTTTATAAAGCTCAGCCATGTACTCATAATTATTAGTCAGTTGTTTTACTAATCTAGTAGCGTAAAGACCTTCTGGGTTTATTACAATATGATGTTTAACTGGTTCCTCAGTTTTGCCCAAAAGTCCTAAATGTTTTTCTCTTTGTGACTCTTCAAATTGAGCCTTACTAATTTGAGGACCAGAAATAAATCCAGTACCACCAAAGTCTCCTTGTTGTCTTACCGCAATCCAACTTTTACATTGAGCCATAAAATCTCTACGATACAAATAATAAATTTTATCGACACTATTCATCAGCCTATCAATGTTTTTATCTTGCTGATGGAGTTGATAAGGCATATATTTAAAACAACAAGGTTCGCCATTCTCAAGTTGTTCAATAAATTTTTCGTCAGAAGCAAATTCTTTTCTTTTCTCCTTACCGAATATTCCTAATTGGTTTAATTCCCATGTTGCTTTTGCTTCACCAAGACTGTGTGGTCTTTCATGTGAAAACATCTCACCTTTAAATGGTACATTATATTCCTGTGCTTTTAAAAGCGTGAATGCAGTACTTGCTGCTCTAAAGTTTGTGACAATTAAAATTGTATTCATTTATGTAAAGAAATCCTCGATTGTATCTACCTTTTCTGCCGACCAACCAAGAGCATCTAGGATACCTTGGATAGGTGTTAGGAATACCTTATCAAATTGTGTGTCGTAGTCAATATATTTAGTAAGTTCTAGTTCCTTAGGTAAAACACCAGGAAAACTAATGACATTTTGCTGAATAGGATTTGGTACCTTCAGATAGATAAGTTTGACCTTGTCACCAGATTGTATTTGTTCGTATTTCTTGTTCAGTTTGTTTTTGACCAAATGGTGGTTATACAAGATTGAACCACGTACATGGATAGGACAACCTTTTCGGAATAAGGTAGCCTTGTCTTTGTATTTTTCAATATCGTCAGTACCAGATGTTTTTGCAATATCCTCGATAGGTACTGATTGGAACTCTTCCTTGAACTCTTTAATAAAGGTTTGAGCATCTTGTTCGGTACCATTCATAATCACATCGAAGGCCTGTTTCATTTTTTCTCTACAAATTTCTGGCGTAGAGGAACGAACACTTTCAAGACCAGTCACGCTGATTTTTGGTTTTTCGTAATGAACACCTTCGGAGTTGAGAGCATTCAGGATATATCTCTTTTTCGCAACAAAGATGGCACGGTCAGTAATTTTTTCACGTTTCATCACCATCGCATTTCGATATGCGCCCATCTTGGTTTTAAGGTCCTCGTAGCCTTGTTCAATGATTTGTTCAATTTTTGTAGAGCAAACCTTATCGAGAAACTCTTCGCCTTGTTTACGGTCAATGTCTGTTGTACCAAACACTTCAGTAATAAGGTCGGCAAAGTTGACATAAATGGAATCTGTGTCAATGTAAATGATATAATCCTTATCCTTTGTGCCAAGAATTTTATTCATGTATTCATTTACAGATTTTTGAGCATATCGGATAGACAACTGACCAGATGTAGTAATCGCCTCGGCCATTTCCGAAATATAATATAAGAAATATTTGTTTGCCGTTGCACCGTAT